ATTACCTATCAAGAAATTGCCGTATTTAATGGCAACGACAGGTTTTATCATCGAGCGCATACTGAATTAAACAGAGTAACCCACTGGATGCCGCTACCTAAACCACCAGAGGAATAATGGGCATTGAGCATCGCATGAAAGATGAGGATGACAATAACTTCTGGAAGTGTCCGCATTGTGGCGCTGTAGAAGAATTTGATACCGATATGCCTAAGACTAATCGAGTTAAGTGTAGTGAGTGTGGCGATAAATCAGAGCCGCATAGCAATTTGGCTACATGGGAAGATTTCTGGGTCTATTGTCAGAGTTTGAAGGATATATAGGTGACTGAAGTTACCGAACGTATAGTTTGGCAGCCTCAAAACGGCCCTCAAGAGATACTCGTAGCATGCCCTATTACGCTTATAGGCTACGGTGGTGCTCGTGGTGGTGGCAAGACTGATGGTGTGCTGGGTAAGTTCGCTATTAACCAAGAACAGCTTGGCGAGGCGTTTAACGCTATATTTTTCCGTAAAGAGTTACCTCAAGCAGACGATCTTATAGAGCGAGCCAAACAGATTTACCTACCTCTTCGCGCTCATTGGCAGGACCAGAAGAAGCAGTTTACTTTCCCTAATGGTGCACGGTTAAGGTTTAGACCACTAGCTGATGATAGCGATGCCGAGAAGTATCAGGGCCAGAATTTAAGTCATGCGGCTATAGAAGAAGCAGGTAACTTCTCTAATCCTAGTCCTATCTGGAAGATGTTTGGAGCATTGCGAGGTAGAGGTGGTGGGCAGGTTATCCTTACCTTTAACCCTGGTGGTGTAGGGCATCACTGGCTTAAAGAGCTGTTTATTAAGCCAGCACCAATGGGAAAGAAGATACTTACTAAGGATTTACCTAACGGGAGTAGCTTTGATTACATTTATATCCCTAGTCGTATAGCAGATAACAAGATTCTACTGGCTCAAGACCCAGAGTACATTAACCGACTTCACATGGTTGGTAGTCCCGAACTGGTCAGAGCGTGGTTAGAAGGAGACTTTGAGATACATGAGGGTTCTTACTTTCCAGAGTTTAGCAGTCGCCACATTATCCCACCTTTTAATATTCCTAAGCATTGGCCTCGTTATCTCGGTTATGATTGGGGCTACCGTAGTCCTTTTGCCGCTGTGTGGGGGGCTGTTAGTAGCGGACGCGATGACAAAGGCAATGAGGTGCCTTACCCAAAAGGGGCTATGGTCATCTACCGGGAGATGCACGGAAAGGGAGTTGATAACGTTACCCAAGCCACCCGAATTGCAGCCGCTTCAATTGGTGAAGCCGTCCACGCCGCAGCCGACCCGAGCATTTTCAATACCCAAGGAGGACCGAGCATAGCTGACCAGTTTCATGCTGTGTTTGCAAAATACAAACACCCTAGCTTTAGACATGCCGACAATGACAGGCAGTCCGGGTGGTCCCAGATCAGACAACGGTTGGTTGCAAAGCCAGCCTTGCTGTATATTACGACTCAGTGTCCCTATCTGCTTGAAACTTTACCGGCACTAGCAATTGATAAGCGGCATCCAGAGGATGCGGATTCTACAGGGGAGGATCATGCTTGTGATGCTTTACGGTATTTGTGCAAGGAACGGCTGATTGACAGCAGTTGGGAACAACCCGCTGAGATTATGAACAAGGGCATAGTAAAGTTGCAGGCATACATTGCCCAAGTTAGGGCCGAACAGACCAGAGCAAAAATATGAAAATAAAGCCATTAGTAGAACGATTTAGCGGCGCATACTGGAAGAGTGAGATCGGAAAGGCAGAGGAGCGCAGCAAGAAATTCGTTGAAATGGCAGAAGAGTCTATTCGTGTTTACAACGCGCAAAAGCAGGTTGGGATTCTAAATGATACTGAACGACGACTTAACAGTTGGTGGTATTGTGTTAATACTCTTTTGCCTGCTTACTATTCGTCCACCCCGAAAGCGGAAGTAGACCTTCGCAAGCGTGCTGGTGGAGTTATTGAGGAAATTAGTGCAGTCCTGCTTGAGCGAAACATTCAGTACAGTATGGATGTTTCCTTTCCTTTTGACGCCGTAGGTTACAATGCTGCTTTGCAGTTTCTACTTACTGGCCGCGCCGTTCTTTGGGCCAGGTATGACGCTGAGATTTACGATGAGACTATTGAGATTGCTTTGTTCCAAGCACCCGATGGCAGTCTGATTGATGACAAGGGCCAGCCCTTTACTGGCGATACTAGCCAAGCAAAGCCGGGTACGGGTGGGCTGGTAATTGTTCCCGTAACTACCCCAGCAAAGAATGAGGAGTACGCTACCCTGGATGTGATTCAGTACAATGATTACCTCTGCAGTGATGCGCGTAACGAGATGGAGGTTGAGTGGCGTGCAAGGCGGGCTTTTCTAACTCGTCCTCAAGCAGAGGATATGTTTGGCTCGGACATTTCGGATGATTTAACCTACGATTCATTTCCCGACCGTAACAAGAAAGATTGGAACCGGGACGATTCCAAGTATGAGGGGAAAGCCGAGCTATACGAGATTTGGTGCGAGGAGACTGAAAAGGTTTACTGGCTTCACAAGAATAGCGACAAGAGCGTAATTTACTCATCTGAGCCGCCCATTGATTTTGAGAACTTCTATCCCTGCAGCATTATAGCTCAAAGCACTGACCCCGACAGCGTTTTACCTGTTTCAGACTATGCCCATGTAAAGGATCAGATCCTTGAGGTTGAGCGGCTTACTACCCGTATTCATGCCGTTACTCAGGCAATTCGTACCAATTCAGTGTACGATGCAACGCTTGGTAACAGCATGGAACAGTTGATGCAGGGGGATCTTAAAATGATTCCGCTGATGAACTGGCCTAGCTACAAGAGCCGTGGCGGGTTAGCTGCTGGTGTTGATACGATGGATATCACGCCATATGTAAATGCACTGCAAACGCTGCAAGCTGCTAGAGAGACTGCACTAAACCAGCTGTACGAAACCCTAAAGGTATCTGACCTTTTGCGCGGCACTAGCGAGCAATACAAGTCTGCTACCGCTAACCGCCTAGAGAACGCTTGGTCATCACTTGGTTTGATCGTTCGCCAAAACATGTTTGCCAAGTTTGTTAGTGACGGCATTGCCAGATTAGGCGAGATCATTGCAACTCAGTTTGAGCCGGAACTAATTTTTGAGGTCGGAGATGTGGACCGTTTGTTGGTTCCGCTATTGCCAGAACCACAGCCTGCCCCAGAGCCTCCTCCCGCTCCAGAGGAAGGGATGCCGATGGAACAGGCCCCTCCAATGCCGCCGCCGCCACCGGATCCAGCTATTCTTATGGCTGGATTAAAGCAGCAGATCATTAACCTTTTCCGTAGCGATGATCGCCTGACGTACCGCATACAAATTGCCAGTGACAGCATGGTTGCAATAGACCAGATGCAGCAGCAAGTTGAGGGTGCACAGATGATGCAAACCTGCGGGGACTTTTTTAATCAAATGCGTGGGTTGATTGAACAATACCCACCATTGCTTGGGTTTGGCATTGAGTTGTTTCAAAACGTAATTAAACGTTTCAAGAGTGGAAAGGAACTAGATGGCATCTTTACCAAAGCATTTGCCCAAATCGGTGAAATCCTGCAAGCCCGCGAAGAAGCAGCCAAGCAACCGCCTCCCCCGGACCCAGTGCAGCAAGAAATGCAAGCTCGTATGCAAATCGCGCAAATGGAGTCTCAAGCACGTATTCAAGCTACTCAAATGCAAATGCAGGATGCTGCTCAAAAGAATCAGCTTGCGGCAGCCGATCAGCAAATGAAGATGCAACGGGCACAACTTGATGCCCAACTTGCTATTCAGAAGCAGCAGTTTGACGAGTACATGGGCCAGCAAGAATTGGCCATTAAGCAGCAAGAAGTACAAATTAAGGGAAGCAATGTACAGGCTGACGTTCTTAAAATTCAGGCAATGACTGAATCGGAACAGGCCAAGCATAACATTCAGATGGAAGCTAACCGCATGAGCCAGATTTTGGATCTGCAAAAGCTAGAACTTGAGCAGATGCGGATTAGAATGAGCGAGTCGGAAAAGCTGATGGAGGAGCGGCGTCTTTCTGCAGAGAATGAGATTGAGCGGTTGCGCGTTTCTATGGACACCATTCGTACTATGTCACAGCCCCAAGCCACTACTCCAGCAACACCAATAGTCATTAACAACGTTATTCCGAAACGTGCTAAACGTGTTGGGCGTGTAACAATGGATGAGTTGGGCAATCCCAGCATTGAGATGAACGACATGGATGAGGAAAGCTAGCCGTGACGGACAATGTAACGGTTTCCAATTCTGCTATCAGCGACAATCCTGACATTCCTGTTAGGACTACTCAGACGGCAGACAATAAGCATATTCAGCACATGCGCCTGGATATTGGCGATGGTGCTGCTGAATCGTTGGTGTCAGACCTCAACCCATTGCCAGTGAGTGGAACACTCACCCTCAATCCTGCTGGCCTTGCAACAGAAGCAAAGCAAACTGTTGGGAATACCAGCCTTTCAAATCTTGATGCAAAGACAACCGCTTGCAATACCGGCGCGGTAACTATCTCTACTGCGCTTCCAGCCGGGAATAACAACATCGGCGATATTGATGTTGCTACGCTGCCAAGCGTCGTTCTCGCCTCTCAAGCTAACCCCTTTACAACTCCAGTACCAATCTCGGACAACGCAGGATCTATTACAGTTGATGGCACGGTTGCAGCTACGCAATCTGGAACGTGGAATATTACTAACGTTTCTGGCACGGTTTCTTTGCCAACAGGAGCTGCTACCGAGACAACCCTTTCTGCACTAAATGCAAAGGTTACCGCATGCAATACGGGAGCAGTCACCATTTCAGCAGCTCTCCCAGCTGGTAACAACAACATCGGTGACATTGATGTTGCTACGCTTCCAAGCGTAACTTTGGCCTCTCAAGCCAATCCGTTTAGCACTGCTATTCCAGTGTCAGACAATGGGGGAAGCATTACCGTTGCTGTCCCTGTATCACTTGGTGTAGTGCTGCCGGATGTCATTGCAGCGTTACCATCAACACCCCCGGTAACTAATCCAATGCGTCCACTGATAGTTGGGGCAGTATAACTTGCAGCTGCAGTATCGCCCTTTGGCGCTGTTGTAGTAACAGATCCGCCCCATGCGCTGTAACCACTGGGAGAGTTTGTAACAGCTAAATCAGCGCCAGTACCTAAGCCGTGATAATGAGCTGGTACACTATGAGTATGGCTAGCAGACGTATGAGCATGGTCAATTGCACCGCCACTACCTGCCAAGGTATTGCCAGTACCACTAGCAGCTTTGCCGATTGGAAACCGTTGCCGCAAATCAGGCAGGCTAAAACTTGAGCCATCAACCGCGCCGTAGGTTGTTCCCAAAATCGCAAACAACTTGACGTGTGTTGTACGGCTTAGGCTTGTTCCATCGCAGATATAAAACGATGCAGGTGCGGTATCGGAATACCACAACAAGCCAGCCCCTATTGGCAATTCGCCGCCAAAAACTGGCATTAGGTGATCTCCGTCACGCGCATGCTACCCGTTGGCGAGCTATCCCAAATGCCATCAATAGCACCCGTATAACCGGGAGTAGGCAATTCCAGCGTTTGGTTAGGTTGTAGCCGATAGGAAAAGCTAGTGCTGCTGGCTGTACTTCCGAGCTTCACATAGACCGCTTTATCGCAGTCATTGTAAAGTACCGCTTGGCGACGCGAGGCGTTGGAAGCTAAAAGTACCGTGTTCGTAGCTGCCGATGTGACACTTGATACAGCACTGGATGAATAGGTAGCAGTCGCTACC